TGACCTAAGATAGCAGACCAAATTTTAGCCACTTGTTCATACGAAGTAGCGGGACGACCATACTGCTGAAATCTCTCCTGATAAACTTCACCTACTTTTTCCAACATATTCCCCGCATTACTGTTATATTCTGTCACCAAATTTCTCCTTTCCTGCGTAGAACGCATACCGGCACAAATCCACCTTCGGTTGCTGGCGGTCCACATCACTAAGCCTCCCCCACCAAGAATCGAACGCATTTATCCTAAAATACGTCTCCTTTCGAACAGTAGACGATTTTTCAATTACAGGACGAAAACCAGAACTCCTAGCAGTCTTTTTTTCATTTGGCATAAAACACACACCTTTCAAATAAAAAGAACCCCCGGAAATCCCAGAAGCTGACTAGACAAACGGGTGCCGGAGGCTCTAATAACCATAATATCAATAAGGAAAAGTGTCAGCTTCATATACACATTATTACGCCAAAGCAAAAAATGTCAAGCATTTAAACAACTTTTGCGGTAAATAACAAACGATTTGCCAAAAATAATAAAATATGGTTTGACAAGCACAAAACACGCAGTATTGTTTAAAGTATGGCTAAAGACAAAATAGGTCGTCCCACAAAGTACAAACCTGAATTCTGCGAACAACTAATAAAACACTTCGACATAGAACCATGGGAAGAAAGAGAAATACCACACTACGTCAAATCAAATGCAAGGGATGACGAAGGAAATAGACTTATTGCATGGGTAGACATCAAAAGACTGCCAGTAAGGATGCCAACACTCAGGGGGTTTGCAAAGAAAATAGGAGTAGGAATAACGACAATATACGAATGGTTGAAGGATTCAGAGCCAACGTACAAAAAAGACTTTGCGAACGCCTTTACGTGTGCAAAAGACATCCGGAAAGATTGGCTGATTGATCTGGGCCTAAGCGGGTCGGTTGCTCCGTTGAGCTTTAAGTTTGTAGCGGTTAACTGTACGGACATGCGGGATAAGACAGAATCAGAGTTTACCGGGGCAGAGGGTGGGCCAATCAAAATGCAGATCGTTAATTTCTCAGGAGCATCAAAGCCGAAATGATACCAGACCAGAAATATCTTGACATGCTGGATGACCACGAGCTCGAAGTTCTCGATGCATTTGACACGCCAGGGACAGCGGACAATCCCGTTATTCAATACTTTATCAGCGAATGGCACCGCAGAGCCCATAAGACAACGCTTTGGATCAGAAACGCCATTAAGGAGGCTTGCAGATACCCAAAGAGCAAATATGTTTATGTGCTGCCGACTAAGGTTTGGGCCCGGGATGTAGTCTGGGACGATCCTGTTATGTTATGGGATTCACTGCCTGATAAAGCGGAAATGAACTGGAAAAAGAACGATGATAAGATGCTGATCACGTTCGCAAACGGTTCAATGTTAAAGTTTGGAGGCAGCGACAAACCAGACAATATCCGTGGTATTGACGCCGATGGAGTGGTATTTGATGAATGGGCCTTACATAAGAAGATGGTTTGGGGTGAGATTTTCCGGCCGATCATCGCTGGTAAGACCAAAAAGGGACATCGGAAGCGTTGGGCGGCATTCATTTATACGCCAAAAGGTGAGAATCACGCAACGCAGATGTTCAATAATGCGTGTATGTTGAGCGAGGGCGGGGAGCTGCCGACCGCCGGCATAGCCATAAAAACTAAGCCGAAATGGTTTGCATCACGCCTTATTGCCGATGAATCAGGCATTATCGAACAGACAGAACTTGACGAAATGCTGCTGGAGATCGAGGAAGGAACACTCACCCAAGTCGAATACGATCAGGAAATGCAGTGCCGGCGGGTCACGGATGAAGAACGGACACTGATTACATCGGCACTACTTGACAGACTAAACAGCGTTAATTGGGATTCAGTGAGGATAACGCAACCAGAGATCAGGCGAATTGTTGCAATCGATCCGGCGTTTGGTGGTGATATATGTGCGATGAAAGCCTTTGAAAATGGCCGTGTTGTTGATGAAAAACAGGTAAATTGGACGATGACGCATGAAGTCGTCTTCGAGGCTAAGGAAATGGCAAGAAGGAGCGGGACCAAGAATTTCATTGTTGACTGCATCGGAAACGGCAAAGGTGTGTCTGACGGGCTGAAAGTCGACACGGCAGGTTATAGCGTCCAGGAGTTCAATAGTGCTAATAAGTGCGAAAACTCAAAGAAATACGCAAATAAAAAGGCTCAAGCTGTCAACTGGGCGGCTGAGGAAATGCGTAAGTTGCTTGTTGAGCCGGTCAAGGATGCGGAAACTCGCAGGCAGCTTGTCGCATTATCACGCTATAAGATCACAAACAGCGGAAAAATGATCATGCAGCCGAATGATGAGTGCAAAAAGGTGATCGGGTGTTCTCCTGACCGTGGGCTGGTCTATGTCTACGGTCGCTGGGGTATTCGTGGGGTGAAACCTGAAATCCGGGAAGATATTACTAGTCGGGAAAGGAGCGGCAGGTCGAAACAGATTTCGGCTATGTCAGTTTGATTATGTCAGATAAATCTATAAACGCGAGCAGAACGGTAGAAACGCAGTATTTCGGCTCAGATTCGGACGGGAGAGCGGTTGTGTTAGCAGAGATACGTAAGCAGAAACGCAACGCCCTGTATTATCAGGGCAAAAACAAGGCTGGCCCTGGTGTAAACTCGCAGGAATCAACAGAAAGGCAGATTCTTTAATGAGACGATGGGACACTGAATTTGAAGGTTTAGGAGCTGTTGTGGTCTTAGCTGGCTTTTGCATAGGTTGTATAATCTTAGGAATAATTAAATACAAGCAAGGTGGATAAATGGCAGACGATACAATATTAGCCCACCCAAAGACCGACGACGAAATACTGAACAAGGTCAATGAGTTCAGGAGAGTCGGCATCGACGGGTCTGTCAATCAGTACGACCGAATGCGAAAAGCGGAGGACTTCACTATCGGCGGTGATCGTCAATGGGATCCGTTTGTAATGCAGCAGGCAAAGGATAACGGCAAATTCGCACTTACAATCCCGATCGTCAAGCCCCAGATCAAGCAAATAGCAGGTAGCGAGATACAGAACCCGCAGGACTTCATTGTAGCAAACACAACGGAAGGATCGGCGACGATTGCCCTGGTCTTGACATCACTACTAAAACAAGTCCTGGATTCTGAACATGCCAGATATGAGAAGTCGCAGATGTTTGAATCGGGCATCGGGAGCGGTCAGGGTGTTCTTGGGGTATTCGTTGACAAAACCACCGACCCCAGGCACGCAGACCTTAAAGTCTTGAAGCTAAACGAGCATCACTGCATGTTTGACCCGACAGCGACATCATACGACCAGAACCGGGAAGGCACCGGCGGCCAATTCATGATATGGGATGAGCCTGTGCCGAGAGAGCAGCTTGAAGCTCTATACCCGGACAAAAAGGACGAACTGGTCGCCTCTAATCACATATCGACCAGGAGCGTAGTAATGGGGAATATCCATGCGATTATCGGGTGGATGACCGGAATAAGCAGAAATGATCGAGATACGGTTTCTTCGTTTGGCAGTGTAGCCCGCGAAGGCCACGACATAACCAACAGAACCAGATACCTGAAAACGCATACATGGTGGAAAGAATACAAAAAGTGCATTCAGTGGTACGATAGCCGGGAATCCGAGCTTGAATCGAAGTTTTTATGCAAGAGCGACGAAATCAAAGCAGCTAAAGAGGCTTCGAAGGCAAATCCGGAGATATTCAGCTTTGAGGAGGTTGATTCGTTCATAATGCACCACACGATCACCTCAAGAGATGTATTCCTTGAAGACAGAGTGGACGAACTATCAGGAGTGCAGATGTTCCCATTGGTTCCGTTTTGGCCGCATTGGGTGAATGGTTACAAGTCAGGCATCTCCGAGGATCTTATTGGCACGCAGGAGGAAATCAACTGGACGCATTCGATGGCTTTGAATATCGTAAAACAGACATCATATCCGCCAGTTATAATCGGCAGCGACCTCGACGGGACCAAAGCGGATCAACTCAGAGATCAGCTCGGAAAAGGACGCCGGGCGATTATCAATGAATCTGAATATGGGGATAAAGTAGATTTCTCCAAACCGCCGACAGTGCCGGCCTTTGAGGTATTTACACAGCAGGCCATGAACAACATTAAGACGATCACCGGCAGGCTGGACATTCCGGAAAGTAACCAGAGGTCATTATCGGGCAAAGCGAAGATAGTCGATGTCCAGAAAACACAACAGGGATCGATGACGGTGTTTAGTAACTACAATCACAGCCTGGCAATCCTCGGTAATCTGGTTGTGGATATATTGAGAAAGAATGATATTTTCAGCGAGGATGAGATATTTGCCACTGTTGACGTAGACGACCTGATCGATCCAGAGATACTGGACCAGGCCAAAGGAATTGTTTTGCGGCAACTGGAACGGCAAGGTGTCCAGATACCACAACCGCCGCCTGCGATGAACCCGGTAAGGTTTAGAGATTCAATACCGGAGGTCCAGGCACAGATGCTTGATAAGTTCCAGGACGATGCAGCTCTGTACGAGCAATTCGTTAATCAGGTGGAGCAAGCGGCTATTCCGATAGCTCAGGATATATTGATACAGTTGATTCATCAAATGAAGATCGGCAAATACAATACCAAGATTACCGTATCGCCGATGGCAGAGACTATGCGGCTCATAAAAGCCGAGCAGACGTTCGAATTGCAGCGGATATTGCTTGAATCCGGTGACGTTGGGCTTGATGCTGATGACCTTATCGAAGCCACTGACGCGCCGAACAAGGATAAATTACGGGCTGGCAGGGAAGCGTTGCTTGCTCGTGTCGGGGCTTCGGATGCTAATGTTAGTATTTCAAGGAGTGCTTAAATGGCAATAGCAATCAAAACCAGAAACTTCAGCCTGAACAAAGAAAAGATGGAAGGCGAGTTTCCAGACCGAGAGGACGGTCTTGGCTGGGGACCTGGTTATGGAAAGAAGTTTGAAGGATCCGGAATAAATACCGCTTCTAAACAGTATTCAGAGAATTACGATAAAATTGATTGGTCAATTAAATAACAATGGAAAGGCAGAGAATGAAAGAAACAATGGTATTCGTAATGATGGTAACGGCGTTATTGTTGGGCGGTTGCTCAGAAAAGGAGCCGGAAGTGTGCGTTAGCTGTTCAGCATTCGAAATGGCGATTGAGATGTCTCTTGAGACTAACGAAAAGTTATTCACTCAAATCAAAGACTTAAAGGCTACGCTGGCATCGGCAACTGACGAAATAATAAGAATGCAAGTCAGCCAAAAAGTGGCAATATCGGAACCGAACACTATTCCACGTTACGGCGACGGCGACCCGCCACCCGAGTATATGGCAATGTTCGGCAATGGCAACAATGCCCGGCTTAACTTTTTGCAGGAACTAAGGCTTAACGAGTTATCGCAGCGAATAGCAAAACTGGAAAAGGTTACGGATCCGAATGAGGTTAAGTAATGGTATCAAAAAGCGAAAAATACCAGAAACGAAAACAAAAGGCACAGATGCCAGAACCGAAACCGTGCTGGGTGCAGGCGTTTATGATCGTCATGCTGCACAAAGTCGGCGGAAGTCAGACGATTTCGCTTGCTGACCTGGAGAAATTCGAGGCGTTGGATATTGATAATGAGTCAGTAATGAATTACGACCCGGAAAAAAAGACAGTTACGATCACTGCCCCGGAAATGATAATGCCGGAAAAGTCCAATTTGGTACTTCCGGACAAAGCTATAATAACTTAATGAAAGGACAATCCAATGCCGAAAGTAAAATGTAATTTATGTGGGTTTGCGTTTGCCAGCAACGCGAAACCAGAGAATATCAAAGCCGGCAGGATTCAATGCAAGAATAAGGAACCACTGTGCGAAAGTACAGACCTTGAAATCGTCGCAGCAAACGAAACGAAGCCAGCTCCACCGGCCAAAGGTAATGAGCAATTGCAGTCCGAGGCCGATACTGCCCGAAGAAAAGTTGTTGACACTAAAAACAAAAAGGCAGCGGCTAAAGACAAATCAGAGTTTGACGCACTCGCAAACACTCCGCTAACCAACGATGAAATAGCGTTTTGTGTGACAATCGAGCCCAAGATGAACAAGGGCAGGCGTTGTGATATGCCTTGCTCGGCTGACATCCTGAGATATTCAAAGCTAAAAGGGCGTATGGGCATCAAAGCGAAAGCTGAGGATGGCGAATAATGTCACAGGCATCAAAAAGAGTAGCGTTTCCGGACGCGTTTAAGCCAAAGAAGTTGTCGGAGATCAAGGATAAGGACGAAAAACGATTCAAGGTTGACGAAGCTTTCTTTACGCTGAAGCGTTCTGCGGAAATCGCAAGAGAGGTTGCTGACATAAAAGCCGATAAAGAGCTTTTCGCAGCAGCTACGGCTAAGATAGATCAGGAAATAGCTGATCTAGCCTCAGTCAAGACAATTTAACTGGACGGGCAGCGGCAATCCCGGATCCCGCTTGCAGGGATAATGCAAGAATCTGCATGTCGCAGAGACGTTTTGATAGTTTCGGTTTAAAAACTATCCCTTACTGCGAGGTACGCAGGACTTGTCGGCTCACTCAGCCGGGAAAAATGAGGTAACGTATTATGGAAACTAAACCAGAGAGTAGCGAAGTCGAAGAACAGGTTACAGAAGAAGCTACCAACACCGAGGAAGAAAAAGTTACGTCCCCGGCAGAGGAGCCTACTGTCCCGTTGCATGTGCATACGGCATTACGCTCACGCGCACAAACAGCCGAGATAGAAGCGGCTGAATTACGCGGCAAAGTGTCAATTATGCAACAACAGCAGGTCAAACAGACCCCGCCGGCAGTATCGCCAATAGCTGAATATATCGCACAGCAGAAAGCAGAAGGCGTTGAAGATGACGATATTGTCATCAACGCACCGCTGTATCAAAAGCAACGGGTGTACGATGCCCAGGTCGCTAACGAAACAGCGGCCAACACCGCTGCGAATGACCGTGCAGTAGCACAGGCAACGTCGACTAGAGCGGCAATGCAGGTGCATACCGACTGGCAGGAAGTCATCGACAAAGGCCAGTCTTTGCTTAGTAAGGGTCAACATCTCGACGTGATATCAGCCGGTAAAGACTTTGGCGAATTGGCGTATGCAAAATGCAAGGCGGCTATCGAACGCAATAAACCTGAACCTGAACCTAAGGCTGAACCTGCTCCAAAAAAAGAACCGAGCGAGCAGACCGGCGACGAAAAGCCGAAAGATGGCGAAAAGTCAAAAGAAGAAGTTAAGTCGCAGGAAGAAATACTGGCTAATGCCAGTCCTGCGGCGGCAAAAGCTTTCAAGCTGTAGAAGCTCGCTCCTGACTAAAGGAGCATTAAAATGAATACTAAGTATATGTTTGACTTTACCAGGCGGGGTTTTATCGATCGCGCCATGGTAAAGCAGGCTCAACACACTGACTATTTTGGTTTGCCGAGGCCATATAAGTCATTTTTTGTAGCAACAAGTTACGCTTTCGCGGATCCTCGAGCCCAGGCCGAGTGGTCTACTGCGGTTTATATCTTCGGCCTTGAGAATATGTTCTTTACCCCGTTTTTGGGTAGTAAAGGAGATAGAAACGCTCTCATCGTTGTAGATAACGCCATGCAGACCCGTAAGGGTGGAACCATTATCTTTGAAGCTCATACGCCATTATCAGGCGGCGGTCAGGGCGACGACGGTAATACAACCGGCAACGAATCTCAGATCCAACGCAGAAATATGTCGATGACGATCCACCAAAGATCAAATTCTACGGTTTCGGCGGGTGCTTTGAGTGAACAGCTTACGGCTTCGGAATTCAGAGAAGATAGCCGTAACGACCTTGGCGAATGGCTTTCGGAAGCTATGGAAGATGACCTTGTTAATTCCGGGGCTGGTCTTTACAATGAGAACTCCGGCGGATCAAACATCCAAACTATTAACGAGTCCTACCCTACCTCTGACCGTATTTATTACGGCGGTCAAAGTGCGGCTGGTACACTTGGAAATGCCGGTGTAAGCTATGCGACCGATGCACTTCTGACAGGGGGTACTCAGAGCGAGAACCTTATGGGTACTACACTGATGGAAGCCATTAAACGCAGGATGATCGCAGCGGTACCGCGATTCCGTCCGGTAGCACTCCACGACCTAAGTAAGGCTAATCCGGATGATGTACGTTCTGGAA